GCGGAAATCGCTTGAAGGGGACATGGGGGCAGTTCGGCAAGTACGGCAGATGATGGACGACAACGAAAAACGCCTTGCCGCTGCCCGGATCGATTCCGCGGCCAGCGCTTCCGACCGGGATGAACCGATCGGCAAGAAGGAACGCGCCCGCCGCGATGCCGAGAAGGTTGCCGAAAGCGGCGGCGATCTGTGGGGCGGCGACCTGAGCCCAGGTGACTATCACTGATGGACGGCGCTGCCGATTTCTTCGATCCGGAATGGTCGACGGCCGTTCCGGACTGGGAAGACCGGATCCTGAACGGCCGGTCGCTGCTGCCGGATCTGCCGCTGTTCGACGCCGTGGCAGAAAAAGCGCTGCGGATCTTCAAGCGGCTGAGGGTGCCGGACCTTATCGGCACGCCGACCTATGGCGAGGTCTGCGAAGACTGGGTGTTCGATCTGGTCCGCGTGATCTTCGGGAGCTACGACCCCGAGCTGAAGCGGCGGATGATCCAGGAGTTCTTCCTTCTGGTGCCGAAGAAGAACGGGAAGTCGGCCATCGCTGCCGCGATCATCGTGACTGCCGCGATCATGAACGAACGGCCGGCAGCCGAATTGTTGCTGATCGCGCCGACACAGAAGATTGCCGGTATCGCCTTCAAACAGGCGAGGAACATGATCAAGCTGGACGAGGACCTGAAGCGCCTGTTCCACGTCCAGAACCATTCGAAGGAAATCACGCACCAGGTGACCGGTGCCGTGATCATGATCCTGTCCGCCGACGGCGATGTCGTCACCGGTTCAAAAGGCACCTTCATCCTAATCGACGAAACCCATGTTCTGGGGACGAAGGCCAAGGCGCCAGACATCTTCATCGAACTGCGCGGCGGTCTGGCATCGCGGCCCGAGGGCTTCCTGTTGCAGATCACGACCCAGTCGAAAGAACGACCGACGGGCCAGTGGGAAAAGGAACTGGAAACCGCCCGTGCGGTTCGCGATGGGAAGATCGAGCTGCCGATGCTGGCGGTGCTGTACGAGCTGCCGACCGAGATGGCCGAGAAGGAGGCGTGGCGCGACCCGGACACGTGGGGGCTGGTCAACCCGAACCTGGAGCGTTCGGTTTCCACTGCCTACCTGCATCGCGAGATGCGCAAGGCGGCAGAGGGCGGGCCGGAATCGCTGGCCCTGTTTGCCAGCCAGCATCTGAACGTGCAGATCGGGCTGGGCCTGAAGTCGGGGCGGTGGATCGGGGCCGACTACTGGGAACAGGCCGCGCGCCCGCATCTGGATCTGGAGGCGATCCTGGACACGTCGGAAGTCTGCGTCGTGGGGATCGACGGTGGCGGGCTGGACGACCTGCTGGGCGTTTTCGTTCTGGGCCGTCATGCCGAGACGAAGGCCTGGCAGGGATGGGCGCGCGCCTGGGCGGATCGCGATGTTCTGGAACTTCGGAAGAAGATCGCGCCGGAACTGCTTGTCCTGGAAGAGGCGGACCAGCTTGTCCTGGTCGACAATATCGAGGACGAGGCGAACCCCGAGATCGTGGACATCTGCGTTCGCATCCGGGATGCGGGACTTTTCCCCGAACAGGACGGGATCGGGATGGACCCGGAAGGCGTGGGGTCGATCATCGACGCGCTGGTCGAGGCCGACTTCCGGATTGAGGACATCCGGTCCATCAGCCAAGGATACAAGCTTCACGCGGCGATCAAGCGTTCGCCGGTGAAGTTGAAGAATGGAACGATGGTCCATTGCGGCCAGCGCCTGATGTCGTGGTGCGTGGGCAATGCGAGGACCGAGGCACGCGGCAATGCCGTGATTGTGACCAAGGCGCAGAGCGGCAGCGCCAAGATCGATCCGCTGATGGCGATGTTCGACGCGGTGATGCTGATGAGCTGGAACCCGGTGGCGGACACCGGCAGCGTCGTGACCGTGTCGGCGGACTACGTGATCGGGTAGGAACGAATGGGCCTGACTGACCTTTTTCGCGCAGGCGGACTGCGCGCCGACGATGACGTGGCGCGGGACGCATCGGACGACCGGTTCTTCACGGTGGGTGGTGCGCGGTCGGAAATCGACGTGCATGTGACCGTCGCGCGGGCCCGGCAGGTGCCGGTGATCCGGTCCTGCCTGAAGGTGCTTGCGGATTCGACCGCCGGCCTGCAGTTCGGTGCTTTCCGGCGGCTGGGCGATGATCGGACCGAACGTGTTGCACGGCATCCCGTGGCGCGGCTTCTGGCCGATCCCAACCCGGAACAGACAGGGTTCGATTTCATCTATTCGCTGGTCGACGACCTGTGTGCCGAGGGGGACTTCTTTGCCGAGCTGAAGGACGACGCCGCGGGCAACATTGTCGAGATGCGACGGATACCGAATCCCGGTTCGGTGACCGTTGAAGCGGCGTTCGACGGATCGAAGCGGATCCGCTTCCGCCGCCGGAACGGAGAAGAGGTCACCCTTGTCCAAGGTGAGTTCTGGCATGTGATGATGCCTCCGTTGCTGGAGAATCTTCGGGGAACGTCACCGATCACCTGCGATGGCCGGGAGGCGGTGGCCGTTGCGATCGCGCTGCAGCGTTACGCCAACATTCTTTTCGCGAACGATGCAACGCCGCCCTACGTGTTTTCGATGGAGAACAGCTTCAAGGACGATGACAGCAAGAAGAACTGGCTGAAGGCGTGGAACAGGTGGTTTTCCGGGAAGCGACGGCATTCCGCAGGTGTGCTGGAAAACGGGATAAAGCCTCACAGGCTGGGGCTGACCGCGGAAGAAGCGCAGTTCCTGGAAACCCGGAAGGAACTATGGCTTGACCTGTGCCGGATTTGGCGAATCCCGCCGCACAAAGTAGGCATTCTGGACCGGGCGACGTTTTCGAATATCGAACATCAGAGCCTGGAATTCGTGATCGATACGCTGCGGCCGATCCTTGAGCTGATCGAACGGTCGGTGACCAAGTTCCTGATCCGCGAAGACGATGTGTTCTTCGAATTCAACGTCGAAAGCCTGCTGCGTGGCGACATCAAGAGTCGGTACGAAGCCTATGCGGTGGGCCGCCAGTGGGGCTGGCTGTCGGTCAACGACGTGCTGCGGATGGAAAACCGCAACGGTATCGGCGCATCCGGCGACCGGTACATCGAACCGCTGAACATGGTGCCGGTGGGGACCGATGCGGCGGGTCGCGACCGCGACGAACGCGCATCCATCGACAAGTCCATCGCGTTCCTGCGCGCTTCGGCCACGAAAAGCCGCGGCCGCCCGCGGCTGGAACTGGTTCGGGATGCGGCATGACGCACAACAGCGAACGGCCTGAGAGGAAACTTCCATGACCGACATCAAGAAGATCTATCACAGCGACAACGGGAACAGCCTGAACATCGATACCGGCGGTGCCCTGAAGCGCAACGGAATCGACATCACGCCGGATCTGGACAAGATGGCGGGCGTCACGGCGACGGCTGCCGAACTGAACGCGGCCGCCGACGTGGGAACGCGTGTCGTCAGCATCGCGGACGCGGCGACGTATACCGTTCTGGCCGCGAATTCCGGCAAGACGCATGTCGTGCCCGACCTGTCGCAGGACATCGCCATCGCGCTGCCCGCGGCAGCGGCGGGGCTGGAGTACCGGTTCCTGTACTCCGGTGTCGCCGCCGATACGTCAGATTGGGAGATCGACACCGGCAGCGACACGAACTTCTTCCTGGGCGGCCTGTTCCACCTGGATACGGACGCCGGCCCCCCGACGACCTTCGCGGTCGTCGCGCCGGATGGCGACAGCAATTCGGTGGCCACCGTGCTGACGCCGGAAGAGGGCACCATCATCGACATGGTGTGCGACGGTACGAACTGGATCCTTTCGGGCCATGTTGCATCGGCGACGGTGCCCGACTTCGCGGACCAAGCCTGATGCCACGGGATATCACGCGCGTTCTGGACGCGGCGGCGGGTCGTGTCTGGCTGATCGACCGCGACAAGGGGGCGGAGATCGCCGGGCTGCTGGCGCTGTGGGGTGCAGGAGAAGCCGCGCCCGACTGGAACGGCGCGGAAAACGAGCCCGTCTACGCGGGTGACAGCGTGCCGGGCAGGACCGGCCCGGTGCATGTGCTGCAGCTGCACGGCATGATCGCCCCGCGCGGCGGCATGATGACCCGGATGTCCGGCGGCGCTTCGATGGAACAGTTTGGCCGCGCCTTTGACCAGGCAGCAGCCGACACCACCGCATCGGCCATCGTTCTGGATATCAACAGCCCGGGCGGTGCTGTCGACCTGGTGGCGGAAACGGCGGAGAAGGTCCATAGCGCCCGCCGGGCCGGGCGCCCGATCACCGCTGTTGCCAACACGCTTGCGGCGTCGGCCGCGTACTGGATCGCGTCGGCCGCCGATGAAATCGTGGTGACGCCGTCCGGATCGGTCGGGTCGATCGGTGTCTACGGTATGCACGAGGATATCTCGGCCATGCTGGAAGCGCGCGGCATCAAGCGGACGCTGTTCAGGGCCGGGCCGCGCAAGGCGGAAGGGGCCCTTGGCCCGCTGGACGACGCCGCCATGAAACACCGGCAGGCCGGCGCGGAATATGCCTATGACATGTTCGTCAAGGCGGTGGCCCGCAACCGCGGTGTGGCGGCTTCGGTCGTCCGGGCGGATCCGGAGGATTCCGAACAGCACTTCGGCGGCGGCCGGTCTTACCCGGCGCGTGACGCGGTGCGCCTGGGCATGGCGGATCGCATCGATACGCTGGAAGGCACATTGAAACGCGCGGCGGCCGGGCAGCGGTCGCGCAGCGCCCGAATGGCCCGTGCGCGGCTGACGCTTCTGGGCTGATCCCAAGTTCCAACCCGACCTGAAACCTGCCGCGCGCCGGGCGCGGCGGGCCGGTCTTCGTATTCCCCGGCAGAAAGGACCTTTCCATGAAAACGCTCGCTGAGCTGAAAAAGCGCCTGGATGAGCTGAAGGCTCAGGGAGGCGACATCGTCAAGGCCGCCGAGGCCGCAGGCGGTGACTTCACCGAGGAACAGGAAACGCAGTTCGCCGCGATCGAAGAAGAGATCGTGCAGGTGAAAGCCGACATCGAGAAGGCCGAACGGCTGGCGGAACGCCGCCGTTCGATGGCCGGCCCGTCGAACTCGCCGGACGCGCCGCGCAATCCTGCCGGGCAGAATGCGGTTCATGACAGCGATCCGCGCGTGACGGCCGGGTTTGCGGACCTGGGCGAATTCGCCGTGGCCGTGCATGGCGCAGTACGGGCGCACCAGACCGGCGGTGTGGTCGACGAACGCCTGGCCGCCCTGGCCAATTCGCACGAAGGCGGTGGCGCCAGCGGCGAAGGCTATTCGCTGCCGCCGCAGTATCGTGACGAAGTCTGGGAACTGGTCAACGAATTCGACGAGTTCGGCCCGCTGATCGACGAGGAACCGACCGGGGCCCGTGAGGTAAAGCTGGGGGCCGATGAAACCACGCCCTGGGGCACGGCTGGCATCAAGGCATACTGGCGTGCCGAAGGTACCCAGATGACCCCCAGCCAGCTGAACGACGACGGCCGTTCCGTGCCGCTGCATCAGCTGTACTGCCTGGCGCTTGCATCGGAAGAGCTTCTGGAAGATGCGGTGCGCCTGCGTAACCGCCTGACGAACAAGGCGGCAATGGCCATCGCGTGGAAGAAGAACCTTTCGATCGTCGAAGGCACCGGCGCGGGCCAGCCGCTGGGCTGGATGAAATCCGGCGCGCTGATCACCGTTCCGAAGGAAAGCGGGCAGGATGCGGACACGATCAACGCGCTGAACGCAATCAACATGTACTCGCGCCTGAAAATGGTGCCTGGCGACCGGCCGTTCTGGCTGACGAACCAAGACACGCTGCCCCAGCTGATGACCATGACGGTGGGCGACAAGCCGATCTGGATCCCGCCGACGGGGCTTGCGGAAGCGCCGGGCGGCTTCCTGCTTGGCCGGCCTGTCCGGTTCAGCGAGTTCGCCGAGACGCTGGGCGACAAGGGTGACCTGCAGCTGGTGTCGCCGCGGGGGTACTACGGTGTTCGCCGCGCGGATGGGCCGAAGTTCGCGTCGTCTATCCACCTTTACTTCGACTATGCGACCGAGGCGTTCCGCTGGACCTTCCGCTATGGCGGCCAACCGCACCTTTCCCGCCCGGTTTCGCCGGCCAAGGGATCGGCAACCAAGTCGCATTTCGTGACGCTGGCCGCCCGCGGGTAACGCGCAGGCTGCCGCTGATGCTGACGGCGGCGCGGTCCCGCGCCGCCGCCTGAAGCCTTTCACCAGGAGATGGCAAGATGAAAACACTGAACCCTTCGGATCTGGCGGCCGTGGTCGGCGTTATTGATCCCGACGCCGCCACCGCGGACACCTATGAAACCGGCTGGATCGATGCCGGGCAGTTCCAGTCGATCATGGCAATCGTGATGGCAGGCACGCTGGGCAGTTCGGCCACGCTGAACGCCAAGTTCGAACAGGCGCAGGACGATGCCGGCACCGGCGTCAAGGATGTCGACGGATCGGCCATCACTGGCCTGACGCAGGCCGCAACCGACGACAGTGACAAGCAGGCGATCATTCAGCTGAACGCCGAGGACCTGGACCTGGCCAACAACTTCAGCCATGTCCGCCTGTCCATGACTGTCGGGACGGCCACCAGCGATTGCGGTGCCGTCGTGCTAGGCATGTCGCCGCGGTATGGCCCGGCATCCGACTACGATATCGATGCTGTCG